TTATAGAAGTGACTCATAGTTCCTCTTGGTCAAGGATGAAGTTGAGTCCATCACGAAGAGCATCGAGGTCCGAGCATTCATTTGTATTGTGGTCCGCTTGCCATAGAGTGCCGCCGTCAGCGGTCATAATAATAAGCGTCCGGCTACCCTCTGGATTTACTACGTTGTCGATGTAACAAGTCCGTAGGTGTCGCTGTGCCATCAGCGCAAGTAACTGCGTGTCACTGCGAGGCTCTAGTTCGGTCTGGATCGGCATAAGATACTGATCCCCAGCTTCAAGTTGTCCAATACGAGCGTCGGAGAATCTACCACGTAGTCCCATGGCTGATACGATTTCATCTTTAGGCAGACCCAAAGCAGGCCCATCTGGATAGGTGTGTATTTTTATTTTCATATGTTTAGTCGGTTGGTTTTTAGTAGGCACAGCTTTACTTAAAAAGTGTGCAGTAAAATTCGAGTAATATGTTGGATCATTCTAGTAATATGTTAGAGTATCTAATTAACATAACTTACATCTGATTCCATATAGGCATACCCTAACTTTCCTGTCAAGGAGAAGTTATGTAAGTCAATGAAGGACAGATACATTTAACTAGTTCGGACGCTTAGTTATATGAGGTAAATTTAACCTACCCTTGGCGGCATAGTATTGATTTTCATTGATCGTGCTATCCTCTAAAGCGTCCTTGAGATTCATGTGACTACTCCGGGCTAGCTTGTTCACCCGTCTCGCTTCATCGTTTATCCGTTGGGTTGCCTCCGCCCTTTTGGCTTTCAAAGTTTTTTGACTATAGATGCCTCGTCGTATTGCAAGGTGACGCATTGCCTCCGGTCTACCCTCCCACGGAGTTCCCTTGATAGCCTGGGGCCAACTCATTTCTTCCTCTTCAATTCTTTTTATTACTAGCGATAGCCAGTTAGCCTCAGCCTCTGGATCAACACAGATTTTTTGCCTGTTCGGTCTACGCTCGACGGCATCGGTTATATCTCCCGTCTTAAGGAGTTCGTGATATTTTTCTGTCATGGACTGGCAAAAAGCCAGTGCGGATCTTGCGGGTTCGTTATACATATTTAGTTGTTGTTAGTTGTTAGTTGTTTGTTTAATATTTCTTGTGTGGATATATAGTATTTACATAGCTGATCAATGCTCATGTCATCGAGGGGAACAAAATCTTCGTCCCATCTCTCATACTTCTGTCGGTAGGCCATGCACCTCCGCATGACATCTGTTTTTTCATCAATGGTTTTTAGGTATGCTTCTATGTCCATATTGCTAGTTGTTTGTGATTAAATGGTGGAGGTGGGAGGAGTCGAACCCCCGTCCCCAGTGCTTGACCGGGTCGATAGCCTGGCACCCCCTGTTAGTTGTTATTCCGCGCAGTCTCGTTTGACGCGCAGTCTCGTTTGAATGCTACAAAAAAACGTAGCCTTGTCTACCAAAAAAGCCCCAGCCTTTGAGGGCTGGAGCTGTGGTCTACTTGCGATCCAAAAGACCGAGGTCAACCATGAAACCCACATTGAAGGTCTGCAGAAACACGTTGAAGTGGTGAACCTCTATGTCATTTGCATCCTCTGCGAGTTGAACCTCTTGATTCTCATCAAGGGTAACTACATTGCTGTAGTTACATAAGATCGAACGGTAAAAGTTACCGTTGATTCGATCGAAACATCCGAGTAATTCCCGGATAAAAACGATCTGTTTTTCCTTTGGTGCTATTTTCATGATATTTTTTTGAAGCAGGGTGCTTGCACCCAGAAAGCCCCACCCTTGTGAGGTGAGGCTAGGTGTTTTATTAACAGCAATAGCAGGACAACTTGCCATCGTCTTCGCCAATCATGTATGATCGGTAGTCACTGCTGTTGAGGCACGTGAAGGTCACAAGATGGTATTTGTCTACATCGGCTTGATCCATCTCGCCTTGGAACGTGGGCGATTCTGTTTGATCATATGCGATGCCCCACTTGTATCCTCCGACCCCCTCTGCATTTAGGCAGTCCATGTAGTCGGACAATGAGTATTTTTTCCATGAGTATAATACGTTGTTTTTCATTATATTTTTTGTCTGTGTTCTAGTTCTTTGGCGACATCTATTAGTAGTGCCTTTTCTTCGTAGGAAAGCGATGCGTAAGCAACGCCGTGGAGTTTGTTGAAGGCGAGCCATAGCTCGGCGGTGGATAATTCTTCTATTGTCATTCTTGTATTGGTTCGCGCCTGTATTCAGTGGCGCATGTATTGGTTAGTTGTTGGTTAAGAAAAGTGGACGGACTCAGCGGCATAGCTTGTGCCACCTTTGGACTTCTGTGTGAAACCTGCGTGCCTCTATCCGTCGATAAAAGCAGTCATTGCAGGCTCTTTTTAATTCACGGGTCAAAGCCCTGTCCGTCTACCCAAAAAGCCCGCACCCCGAAGGGTGCGAGCTGTGGGTTACCAACTAAGGTTTTTGAAGTGGCTATAAGCGTCACTCCAAGTCTTGTGAGGGTGCTTGTAACCTGTTCTTATGTGAAGGACAAGGAACCCATCCTTGTAGGCTTCTATGCGACCCCTTTCGGATTCGGAGCAATAGGTTTTAATATAGCCGCTATCCTCGATTGCCCGTATAATTGGTTCTTCGAGAACGATCTCTTTCTGCCTGTCTTGGCACATAGCATTTACTTGGTCTATAGTATACATAATTTTGATTGGTTGTGTGTTAATTTGAAGCGGAATGCTTACACCCAAAAAGCCCGTAGCTGTGAGGGTGCGAGCTGTGGTATTACTTGGACGCCTGCTTGGCTTTCCGTAGGTTCTTGATGAGCAGTATGGCTGGGATAAATCCCAGTCCAATTATGCATCCCACGGCCGTGCCATTGGCCATCCCGAGGTTGCCTGCAACGGCTCCTCCGAGCCAGTCACTGGTGGCGTTTCCGAGGCCAGCCCCGACTACTACGCCGAGGCCCTTTTGGAACGCCTTTGGAAGGTAATTCTCGACCTCGATGCCAGTCATGGCACCGATGATCATCACGAGGTTGTCGATGATACCGAAGGTGATGTATTCAATTGTCATATTTGCACTAGTTGATTATTGGCACTCCCCATCTATGCGGGCTTGTGACCGCCGCAGTATGCGGCTGGGTTACCAATCTATGTCCCACTTGCTACGTCATCGAGGCCGCTTTGGCGGCCACCTCTCCACTTCCAGAGAGGTCATCCGAGGTATCACCGTATCGAAGGTCGAGTCGCTGTCATATATCCGCAAGTCCAAAGCTCGAGGCAGTGGGTCTTCTGGTAACGGTAGAGATGCTAGCGGTCGACATCCGAGGTCGGAGTCGGTAGCGTTTGGACTGTCAATGAACGGGAACTGCACCTCCAATATGCACACTTTCCAAACCCCTACGAGCTTTTTTTTCCAGATAAGCCATATTTCTTTCGGGGACTTCTGTAACTCCATGACAATCAACATACTCTCAATTAAACTTTTTTTCGGCTAAGTTCCGTGAAACGATACAATCAACCCTTCAAAGCACCCTTAAATAGCTATCCCATGGCATCCAGTTTGACCCTCCGGTGACCACCGAATGATGGCACCTATGGATGGATGAATGATGGCACTGAATGGACTACACTTGGGGCAGAATGATGGCACTGAATCTGGTACTCAATAATGGCACTGAATACATCTCGCTGATTGAGAAGAAAAAGACTCCTCACATGAAGCCGGACTGAGCCAAGCCGGACTGATCTGGACTGAGCCGGACTGAGCCGGACTGAGCCAAGCTAGGTCTCGCTAAGGGGGGAGGAGGGGGTCAGCGTGCCTGCGCGACTGTTAAGTGTATATCATCAGACACCCCTTTAAAAAATAGATAACTCATAGGCCATACTATCCGCATACTACCCTTGTATTACTCAGTAGGGTCACTGCTCTAATGCTCCTTTGTTCCAGCGGAGATTCCGGATTCTATGTAGCACGAAAATCTCTGTCAAGCAAAAAATCCAATTATTTTTGATCCAGAGGGAAGAAAAACTTGACATGTATCTAAGTCCTTCCTATCAAAGACATAATGAGTACCCTAAACCCTACCCCTGATGAGATGCGACTGGACTTAATGTCCAGTATCTCTGAGAGTATTCAGGCCGTAAGCAGGGAGAAGGAAGTGCTGAAGGTCAATAGTCTAAGCCGTGGTAACCCAGGGAAGGTGGCTGAGATACTTTATCACTACGCTATGGGTGAGACTCAGACGAAGATTGTGAAGAAGTACAAGTTCAATCGGGATACAGTCATATCTGTTTTAACTGATTATGCTGACCACATAGGGAAGTTCCGAGAGGTAACTGGCCGACTAGCGGCCAGGAACTACTTGAACCTGTCCTCATTGGAAGAGGACCTCATTGAGAAAGTCCGTGGTAGGTTAGAAGGTGATCCGGAATTTGAGGTATCATTCCGTGACCTAAAGGAGCTATCCATAGCTAAGGCTAACGCAGGTAGGGAGGCTTTGACTGCTAGAGGTGAGGCTACACAAATCACGGAAGATAGAAAGGTCTT